GGGTAAGATAATTAAAATATGCAAAACTATAAAAAATTAATATTTATTTATGAGGAAAAATATCATAATACATATATTGAACAATGGGGAATATTAAATGGCCGATTTAACCAGTAAAGTAATATCAAGTAATTTTCAAAAGTTGTTACAAATAGAAGGTGATGGAGTAGTTCAAGATGGAACTGGTTCAGTTACACCTTTACGAATAAGTGGTTCTTCGAATATTGGGATAGGTACTGACCCAATAGGTGGTACTACTTTAAATATAGGTGGTGACATAAGAGCATCTGGTGATATAATTGCAGAAAATTATGTAGTATCCTCATCGATAACTTATATGACTCAATCTTTCTCAAGTGGTTCAACAATTTTTGGTGACTCAACAGAGGACACACACCAATTTACAGGAAATATTTCAGTAACAGGCTCGACAGCTGGACATATAACTGCTAGTGGAAACATAACTGCGAGTGGAAAAATTATAGGTAATAACTTTACATTTACTCAAGGTGGACAAATAAATAATGAAGGTGGAGCTAGTGTTTTTCAAGTAAAGGGTAACAATGATGATAATTTAATATTTACCAATTTAAGTGGTAATGATAGAATTGGTATTGGTCAAGCCCCAGTAAGTGGTAAAGCAAAATTACAAATTACTGGTGATGCGAGTATAACATCACACATAACCGCAAGTGCAAATATAAGTTCAAGTGCTAATGTTATTTCAGATAAAGTTGTTGTTGGTGGAGCATCTGGCTCAGTTGATGGAATAAATGTAGCAGGTGACATAAGTGCGAGTGGTGATTTTTATTTAACAAGAGATACTAATATTAATTTTGGTATAAATAGTGGAACAAGAATTTATGAAGATAGTTCTGATTTATACATAGAAGCAGATGATGATTTATATTTAAGACCTGATGATAATTTAGTTGTAGCACATGCAACTACAAATTATGTTACATTTGAAGGTGATGAAAGACGAGTTAGGGTTAGTGGTGACATAAGTGCAAGTGGTAACCTATATGTATCTGGAGCATTCTTCGGAGATCAATCAGACCCATCAAGAATCATTCATACAAGTAATGATTTAACAATTTCTTCATCTGATGATTTAATTTTAAAACAAGATGATATTGGTATTCAAACTCATGGTGGTGGAAATTGGGTAACATTTGATGGTGGAAATAATAGAGTTGGAATTGGAACATCAACTCCCGAATCATTATTAACTGTAGAAGGTGACATAAGTGCAAGTGGGAAAATTTTTGAAGGAACAAATTATATTCAGGTAAAAACTGCTGGTAATGATTTTAGATTACAATCAGAAGGTGGTGGTGATGTAATACTTCATTC